AAGGATGTACAAGACCTTCTTGAGTTCAAAGTGAGGTAGACATGGGAAAGATAACCGCACCAGTACAGAAATATCTGAAATCTGCATGGTATTACCAAAAGAAAGCTGACTTTTTGGAAGACAAGATAAGGGTGCTGCGATCAAAAGCAATGAAGGTCACAACATCGTATCAGGATGCACCGACCTTTGGGGGTTTTGAAGACCATCGTCAGCTTGTCATAGCGGAATTCGTTGACCTTGAGCGAGAGTACAGAAAAACCATCCAACAGTGCCGAAACAAGGTGCAGGAGATACAGTTCTTTATCAGTATGCTTGAAGACTTTCAGGAACGCATCGTGATGGAATACCGATACATCCACTTTGCGAACTGGCAGGACATCGCACTACGGCTGAACTACCACGAAAGTTTCATGTTCAAGATTCACGGACGAGCATTGCTTCACCTGATAGAAATCCACAACCAAATTGTCGAACATGGTGGGCAACAATTATTCTAACCTTTTAACTGGGTAGTAAAAGATAGTTCAATATGTGGTATAATGTTACTGTCAAAAGTGTGAGCAGAAATGTTCGCACTTTTTTCGTTTTTGAGTGTCCTCCTTAAAAGATGCAGGTGCGTAAAAAACACCTGCACCTTGGGGGATGGAGGAAACATGGACAGGGAAAAGGCAATCAAGGCACTGATGGATTTGATAGACGAAGCGAAAAAGGCAGAAGAAATTGCCTTGCTGAACCATCAGGAACAAAAAGCAAGACTTGAAATGCTCTATACCATATGGGATGTGTTGTTAAATGATGGACAACATGATTATCGAAGTCGAACAGAACAGTGATGGAACATACATCCTTTACGATGTCCAAAACAACGTGGAATTTGAGTGCAGTACCATTGATGCACTATTAAGTGCCATCGAAAAAATATTATATTCCAAGTAGTTGAGTTTGGGAGGACACGACTATGGAAAAATTACAGATTGAGTATGTGCCTTTATCAGAAATAAAGCCATACAAACGGAATGCAAAAACGCATCCGCAGGAACAAATCGAACAGATTAAAAATTCCATGAAGGAATTCGGCAACATTGACCCTATTGGGGTATGGCATGATGAAATTGTCGAAGGTCATGGCAGATATGAAGCACTGAAGCAGATGGGTGTGAAAGAAATCCCTATCATTCGGTTGGACGATTTGACCGATGAACAACGCAGAGCTTACTCGTTGACCCATAATAAGCTGACGATGAACAGTGATTTCGATTTGGCACTACTTGACACAGAACTCACAGAAATCGAAACCATTGATATGACACTTTTGGGGTTTGACGAACCAATAACAGGTGACGATTTTGGCACTGATTTTGAATTGCCTGATGGTGACAAATCAGAATTTTGCCAAGTCACATTCCATGTGCATGAAAATCAAAAAGAGTTCATTCTTGGTGTATGCGATTCCGTGAAGGGGCAAATCAAAGAAACATTCGGCAACCCCAACGAAAACGGAAATGCACTTTATGAGGTGTGCAAACAATGGGCAGAGCTAAAGAAATCGAAATAAAGGTGATTCCTTCGAAAATAGCTGTGCCTTTCATAAAGAAACATCATTACAGTGGCAAGGTGGTCAACAATTCGTGTTTGCATTTTGGGGCATTTTTAGACAACCGCTTGCATGGTGTGATGAGTTTCGGTCCTTCGTTGGACAAATCAAAAATCATGGGATTGGTTGAGGGTACAAAATGGACTGAATTTCTCGAACTCAACCGCATGGCATTTGATGAATATTTACCACGAAATAGTGAAAGCTATTCCATTGGCAAGGCTATTCGACTAATAAAAAAGAACGCACCGCAGGTGAAATGGATAATATCATTCGCTGATGGGTGTTCATGTGGTGATGGCACGATATATCGAGCAAGCAATTTTGTGCTGACAGGAATTATTAAAAATTCAAATTTGTGTGTGTTACCAAGTGGTGAGAAAATCCACAAAATGACATTGGAATCCAACCCAAACACTCCACGAAAGGAACTGGGGGGGCAACATACTTTGACCTTACTGGTGGGCATTACAATTTCAAAAAATATGTTGAAAAAACAGGTGGTCAAATATTGGAAGGGTATCAATTTAGATACATCTATTTCATTGACAAGAAATATCAAAAGCTGTTGACAGTTCCAATTTTGCCATTTTCAAAAATTGATGAATTAAATGCAGGAATGTACAAGGGTGAGAAAATCACGCAAGCCGAAAGACACGCAATAAAAACGATTACAGAAAAGAATGATGAACCATGACAGTGACCGAAAAACAGTTGGCAAACCTTGAAAAAGGGAAAAAGACACAATTTAAAAAAGGCGAGAAACAGGCGAGAATCGGTCAAAAGGGTGGCATCGCAAGTGGTGAAGCAAAACGAGAAAAGAAAACCATGCGACAACTTGCTGAAATCTGTCTTGGTGCGAAGCTGACCAAACCAGAAATCGAAGCCAAGCTGAAAGAGGCAGGTCTTCCTGCAACCTATGGTGGGCAGATGTTGTTCAATGCGGTGCAGATGGCAGGACGGAACAGTAATATGTTGCGTGTTGTATTGGAACTGATTGGTGAAGTCAAGCAAGCACAAACGAATGTGAATGTCACCACGAATGTGAACCCATATGCCAACTTGACCGAGGATGAACTGCGAAAATTGGCAAGAGAGGAATAACCATGTGGAAAGATGTCAAAGGGTATGAAGGTCTGTATCAAGTCAGTGATGACGGACAAGTGAAAAGTGTTGGAAGATACAAACCGAATCATTCCAAGATGCAATGTGTTGCTGAAAGCATAAAGGCACAAAGAATAAATCCGGGTGGTTATTTTGTGGTTGACCTTTACAAAAAGAACAAACAAAAGACCATCGGTGTTCACATACTTGTGGCTGAAGCATTCATTGACAATCCTAATTGCAAGGAAACAGTGAATCATATTGACGGCATAAAAACAAACAACCATGTGAGCAATTTGGAATGGGCAACACCAAAGGAACAAAATGTTCATTTCTATCAGCATGGACTTAAATCTGCTGAAGGGATAAAGAAGTCAATAGATGCAATGAACGAAGCGAATTCCAAAAAGGTGATGTGTTTGGACACAGGCAGGATTTTCAAATCGGCAAGTGAAGCATCAAGGTTCTTCGGTGTTTCTCCTTCATACATTATGCGTATATGCAGGATGCACAAACGGAATGTTGGAAGATTGTGTTTGAATCTTGCGTATGTGTGAAGGGGGTGATGGCATGAGTGGTGATAGGAAACTAATTGCAATTGGTGCGAAATGTGAACTTGCAAGACGGTTCTTTTTCGATTATTGTTGCCTGAAATCCCCTGATTTTTACAAACCGAATCGAACATTTTTGAAGAACCTGTGTGACGTCTTGCAGAAATTCCCAAGTAGCAAAAAGAAAGTGCTTTTGGTTGACTTGCCACCTCGACTATCGTCACGGAAAATCACGCACCCTTCAACTGTTTGTTGAGTGGTCTTTAGGTCACAACCACAAAATCAAAATCATGACAGGTTCATACAATGATTCCCTGTCAACAGTATTTGCAAAGGGTGTACGCAATAGCATCCAAGAGATTCATGCTGATGATTTGCGACCTGTTTATAGTGACATCTTTCCCGGTACACGCATCAAAGCAGGTGATGGTGCAATGAATATGTGGTCATTGGAAGATGGCTACAACAATTACCTTGCAACATCCCCAAAAGGAACTGCAACAGGTTTCGGTGCTGATTACATCATCATTGATGACCTTATAAAGAATGCAGAGGAAGCACACAACGAAGCTGTCCTTGAAGGACATTGGCTGTGGTTCACCAATACGATGCTTTCCCGGTTAGAAGAAGGTGGAAAAATTATCGTGGTTATGACACGATGGGCAACCACTGACTTTGCAGGACGTATTCTTCAGCATTTTGGGGATGCAGTGGAACACATCAACATTCCTGCGGTTCAGCCGGATGGCACAATGTTGTGTGACGAAATTCTTTCAAAGGAATCCTGCGAAGAAAAGAAAAGGGCAATGGGCATTGATATATGGTCTGCAAACTACCAACAAGAACCAATCGACATCCGGGGACGATTGTACACATCCTTGAAGACATATGATGGTGACACCCCCCGGTTCAAACAGATTCGGTCATACACCGACACCGCAGACACTGGTGCAGACTATCTGTGTTCCCTTGTGTATGGCGTGACATTCAGCAATGAAGCATACATCCTTGATGCATTGTTCACCCAAGAAGCAATGGAAACGACCGAACCAAAGACGGCATATATGCTACACCGAAACAAGGTGAATGTGGCACGGATTGAATCGAACAATGGCGGTCGTGGGTTTGCAAGGAATGTGGACAGACTGCTGAAAGGCATGGAAAACAACAAAACTGTCATCCAGTGGTTCACACAGACAAAAAACAAGGTTGCACGGATTTTGTCAAACAGCACATGGGTGATGGAGCATATATATTTCCCTGTTGGATGGGAAAACCGATGGTCAGAATTAGCTGAATCCCTTCTGACCTACCAAAGAACAGGCAAGAACGCACACGATGATGCAAGTGACTGCCTTACTGGAATAGCGGAAGACCTGACAGAAGGATTCAGTGATTGGAGTGGATACACATGATACCAAGCAGAAGAAAAGAACGGATGCGACAGGACGGATATTTGAATGCCATGTTCGGACAGGGGTTCAGGTTCACAGACCCCTTTGCAAATTACAGACAGGGCATTGATTTTGTGTCCGACCAACAGTGTACGCATTTGTACACTTATAATGGCATCGCAAAATCCATCATCGACATTACTGC